GGAGCAATATTAGGTATTTCCATCAGCAATCATTGAACACCTCACCAACTTGAGATCCAAGTTCAGATCCTACGTTCTGTCCTAACAATAGTGCCCAACCACCTGCTAACCATCCAACATAAGGAATGCTAGTAACTGCTGGAACTACTAAACCAGCACTAATCGCGGTTCCCGCCATCGCACCTTGTGACCGTGCGCCAGCGTCCGCCCTGATGCACGCTTCGCTTTTTACACTCGACTTTCCCTCAGCATCATTTGCACCTCCAATATTACGGACGCCATCCATAGTATATTGATCATAACGATACTCTCGACGATCTTCAGTTTGAGGACCAAACCATCCACGCTTATCCTTATGAAGTTCAAGTCCTTTGTGAGACTCTAGGATAGCAGGATCATTTGCTTTGTATTCAATCTTGTATCCGTCTTTGGTTGCCTCAACAGAGAATGAAGAATAGTCTCCCTGTGGAAACTGAATTACAGGAAACTCTGGAACAGTATTATCTTTGATAAGATAACCCAACAATCCAATATGAGATATAGCAAATAAACTGCCTACGGCAATCGCAGCAGTTTTTAGCGGTCTCATAATGAGGGAACAGGTAGAGGACCACCAGTTGTGCTTGGTAGTTCAGGAACTGCACTATCTAACATACCAGGCAGAGCATTTGTGATTGCTTCTGTTGCGTGCTCAGTCACTGCTGCTTTAATACCATCAACGATGTTGTCCTTTTGAACATAGACATACACACCGCCACCGATAATACCAGCAACACCAATAAATGATACAAGTGCTAATGCGTTAATTACTTTCTGCATCTTCATCCTCCAGGACTGAAATTGATTTTACATACTCTTTTTGAGCAAGTGCTGTAGTAGCACATTCTTTGTCTTCTACGAAACCTCTGGACTTCACTGGCCAAGTCAACTCCATAGTAATAACCAGTAGAGTAATAAATCCAAAGATGAATAAATGTGGCATCAGATTAGCGTGCCGTGAGCACGACGAATTTCTCTTAAGTCTTCAAAGTTCTTTTGCTTGGTTCCACCATCATAACTCCAGGCATAACCTTCTTCAATCATTTGCTCGTTGAGTGAGACTGTTGCGTCCCCAATGTATAGCCAGCCGAGAAGGCGACCATACTTACCCACACCGCCGACAAGCTCTGTACGAATAACAAGATCGTCATCGCCAGAGATAGCACCTTCCAATTTATCTTTAAGCCAGTTTGTGGCGTCAATTCCGAGTGCTTTCTCTTCGAGGTCTCTCGTGCGTTTTTCTGGAGTGTCCACACCAGCGATACGAACTCTTTCCTTTTTATAGAGATCAAATCCCAAGTCGATAAGTACATCGATGGTATCTCCGTCAAGAACTTTCGTTATCTCGATCACTCGGAAGTTGTAACAACTCTTCCTGCTTGGTGGCGTCATTGCTCCCATCTTCCAATTCCCGATATGCGGACTTCATTATATAGACAATATAATACGTCACTCCTGCTAGTAGTGTTATCAAAAGGACAACAATACTCCAGGTAACATCAGTCACATACTCGTGGGGTTTGAAAAATAAATTCACTTACCAGTTATCTTATCATAATCATACTTCATTGCCTGAAGAACCCAACTTGCCGAAAGACTATCAGGTCCATTCTCCAGAAGTTCAATCTGCCTCTTGGTGAGGCGACTAAGTTTCAATGCCTTGTATTCTTCTCGCCAGTTGGTATCAGTCACATCTTATAGTTTTCAGGGTTTGTAGTTGAAATAGTAACAGGTGCCTGCTCGATTCTAATCGTCTGTGCAGGTGCAGTCTGTGCTGCTTTCTCAATCAGTTTCTCCATCTGCTCTTTGGTGATTCCACCACCGCCACCAGCAGAACCACCATTAGCACCCTTCTTAGCGGTCTGAACACCAAAGGTTGCTAGAACTCCAGTGAAGACAGATGCGATGAAGGTTGGATCAAGTTTCTGCTCTGGGATTCCAAATGCTGGTGGGAGTTTGATGTACGCCAGCGTGAGTATACCCCCAGACCACACAAGAATACCAAGGCGGACAAAGGTACTAAGAATAGCCAGTTGCTCTTCAGAGTCCTCAACTTTTTCCTTGAGTTTTCCCAGTGGACCTTTCTTTTTGGGTTCATCCTTCTTTACTTCTTCGGGCATACTGTCCTGATCGGGGCAGATTTATTTATGGTTCAAGAAGTTCAGTAGTGAGTTGTGTATGTCTTATTGAGTTGTATTTTCTGCAAAGAGAATCACTCGATTCGTGTTCCCAGTAATGATACGCATTCTTAAGAGATTGGATGTAATCAGTTCCACCGAGACCTATCACTTCTTCGGCAACGATGGTTTTGATTAACACATCCCTAGTTAAATGTGTCATATGTAAGAATAGTTATCCAACAACAAATCCTTACATTATAAGATTAAAACTATTAGATCAAAAGATTTGCCTTGGGTGGTTTTTGTCCGATTTCTGTATCGGATGTTAATTATTTAGGTCTATTTTCTCCTTGGGTAGTGTTCCTCAGGAAAATAGAGATCTGTTGGAAGACTGTAATGACCCATATTCATATAGTAACAATCAAGTGTCCGCAGTCTTTCTAGGTCTGTTTTGTTCTCCTTATAGACACTGAATTCCATAATGCTTTGGCACTTTTGAACCACAGAAGTAGGAACCTCAACTGGTTTTTTAGTAATAGGACTAGTGATAAAAACAGGTGCTAGTGCAGCAATCAAGAAGTTCATTTGATGTAACCCTCCGCCTCAAGCCATTTACGAGTCAATGGTGTTGGTTCATAGTCAGTCCACATTGTACCACGAGCACAAGACTTCAAAGCATCTGCAGTCATACCTGCAGTCTTTCCTGCCCAGTATGCTTCCTTCTCCCAGGGAATAGCGTGTGGAGTATCAGCATAGGTTCTCCTAACCAGTTCCTGATACATTGGAGGAACTTTCTCTTCATCCAGGATAATCGCCATCATACTATTATTGATAGTACCAGCCATACAATCCTGTGCTGCATGCCATCCTTCGTGACGCATCACACTCATCAGAGTGCCTTGACGATGCATATACTTTTCATTCAAGAAAAAGTTATTACTTACCGTATGATATACACCACGATGAGAAGGTGGGAAATACTTTTCTGGTGCTAGAAAAACCTTAACTCCGATCGTATTAAGTGATCCAAGAAGTGAGTCGAACTCGTCAGCAATAGCGTCGTAACTACGATCAGGGAAATTAGCACGAATATCGTCGATGTTATTGATTTGTCTAACATTATCGGTGCAGTCTCGAAGTATCATACACCCCATTGCATCCATAGTATTATAACCCCTGGTGATATTGGAGTCATCTGCTAGTGCAGGCATACTCATACCGTGAGCAGCACCAAGTAGCAGACCTGCAAAAATAGCATTCTTCATTTTACTCATCGCCAATGTATTCAAGTGAAAAGATGTCGTGTTCAGGATTATCAGGATCCAACCACTCAGCGAACTCTTCGTGAATGGCGTGAGCATCCTCTACAGCATCAAAGAAGGTTTCTTCAGTAGAATCCTCACAGAGTTGATGCATACGATCGATTGCCCAATCATAGGTTTCTTTCAAGGTTTCCTCCAAAGTTACCATAGTCCTTTCGCATATAGCGTCCTAGAATGTTACTATTATAGTATGCTGGAGACCCATCGTCAAGAGCCTCACTTAGGACATTATTTAAAAATAATTGTTTGGTCTCTTCAAAGTTACAAGTTCCTTTTGTGTCGTGAAGACTTAGGATCTCTCTACTGAAGAACTCTTTTCCATACTTTTTAATATCAGACTTAAGTTCTTCACTACTTCCGTAGTATTTTTTCCAGTCACTCTCAGATGTAACTCTTCGTCGTTTCTTGTTCGTACCATCAGGTCTAGGCTTTCGTTTTGAGTAGAAATATTTTCTACCGATGTATCTTCTACCGGTGGTTTTGTTAGTAATAAGATACACAAAACCGAAGTAATCCCTAATGTCGCAAGAGTCAAAGGTTTCTCCATTATATCTCCAAGGATTTTCATAGCTCATACTATAGAATGTTATGAGCTATTATTTATCCTTCAACCCTAGCAAAGCGATTCTACACAAAAAAAGGGGGTTAGTCAACCCCCTGGAAACAAATCATTATATTTGTAAAATATTGAAGAGAAGATCACACCCCAGAGAAATGACTCTAGGATGATTACGATCACCCGTTCTTAGCACTCTCTACGATTTCTTGGACGTGATCTGCATCCAAGCGAAGCATAATGTAGTGTGCCTCTTCTAAGGTCTCTGCGTGACCCTCAGAGAGGAGATAGTCCAAAACGAGGTCATAGGACTCAGGAATACCATCGCCCTTCTTAACGCCTGCTAGCGCCTTCTCAAGACGACCTTGTGGTTTTTTGACTGCTTTGGTTGCTTCAGATTTGGAAGGAGTTGAAGCAGTTGCGGCAGGCATCTTAAAGTCTGACTTCGAAGCACCCGCTTGAGCCATCTTCTTACCATATGCTGCAGCACCAGCCATATCACCACTCTTTCTCAGACGGTCATACTCTGTGTTTACTTTCTGCTGGTCTGTGTTGAGTTTTGGTGCAGCTGGACGTGCAGCAGGAGCAGGGGAAGCAGCAGGTGCAGATGGAGTAGGAGCTCCAGCAGAAGGAGTTCCTCTAGAAGGAGTTCCTCCAGAGGGAGAAGGAGATCCAGATCCTCTACCAAGATAACCTGCAGCAACACCAACACCCAATGGTAATGCTTTTGTTGCAACCGCTCTAGCAACTTTAGGTGCATTTGCCTTAACAGCATCAACAGCTCTACTAGCACCGCCTCTCAGAGTAGAAACTGCGCCACCTACTTTGCTCTTCAATGCACCCAGAGCACCAGTTGCAGCACCCCTGAGTTTGGAAAGACCTGCTCTGGCGATTGATTGTTTTCCAAGACCTTGCTGAGAAATTCTAGATGCTGCTCTTCCAGCACCCTGCAAACCTTGACCCAATTTGCTGAGAAGACCAGGTTTTGCATACTTTGCTGCGTTAAGACCACCACCAAGAACTCTCAGTGCAGCACCAACAAGCTCATCAAGTTGTACTACCTGCTCAC